CCTGGCCCTCAAAGGACTGCAACTGAGACTCGCGCTGGTCGATCTGGAGAAGCGTATTGGCGACGGCAATCCGGCGCTCTTGCTCCGAGCGAAGGTTCGCCTCGGCCTGCGCCCTTTCATTCGTCGCGTTGATCGCCGCGATCCGCTCTTGGATCGTCCGGCCGGAGGCATCGCGGGTCGTTGCCTGGCCCTCAAAGGACTGCAACTGAGACTCGCGCTGGTCGATCTGGAGAAGCGTATTGGCGACGGCAATCCGGCGCTCTTGCTCCGAGCGAAGGTTCGCCTCGGCCTGCGCCCTTTCATTCGTCGCATTGATCGCCGCGATCCGCTCTTGGATCGTCCGGCCGGAGGCATCGCGGGTCGTTGCCTGGCCCTCAAAGGACTGCAACTGAGACTCGCGCTGGTCTACTTGCAGAAACTGGCTTGCGGCCTGCGCTCTTCGCTGGGCGTCTGCGCCGCGGTTCACTATCTCATCTAACTCGCGTTGCGCCCGTCGGGTCGTCTCAACGATGTTCTCCAGTCGGCTCTCGGCAGCCTGAAGGGCGCCCGTGTTCACGTTTGGGTTCAGCCGAATTTGCTCGACCTCGGCCACGGTCTGGGCCACGACATTACGGAACTGCTGCAACTGCCGCACACGATCGGCGATTGCTGGGTCGCCTCTCTGGGCGGCGGGGAGTGCCGCTGCGCGCTGCGAGGCGGCAGCAGCAGCGTTGATAGCATCTAGGGCGCGGGGGTTCGTGAACTCTAGTTCGTTGCCCGTGAAGCCGGCGCTCGCCGCCCGCTGCGCCTGGGCAAGCCTCTGGACTGCTTGGGCGGTCTGCTCAATCCGCTCTGCTGTCCTCGTAAAAGCCTGCTCGCTGACGTTGCCCGACCGGGCCAAGAGGTCATTCAGCCCGGCCACCCGCCGCTGGGCCAAGTCCAGTGCTGGCAGGAACTGGGCCTGCACCTCGGCCGAAAGCCCTTGGAACTGCCGCGTGGCCGCAGCCAATGGCTTGTTGATCCCCTCGGCGACGCTGACGGCCCGCTGAATCTGCTGAACCTGTCTGCTGTCGATCAGGTTTAAGCGGCGGCCAGCAAACAGCGCTCGCTCAATCCGCTGAAGCGGCGTGAAGATGCCATTCAGGCTAGCCTGGGCACTCCGCGAGGCAGACGCAATCTGCGACTGGACGCTATTCGCAAAGCGATTAACGTCTCGCGTGCTGCCTTGCAGCTTCCGCGAAAGGTCGGCCGTGCTGGCCGTGACCAGTGCCGAGATTTTGCCGATGTAGCCGTTCGCCATCCCTGGCACCTACTTCTTCAGTTTCGCCAACTCGGCCCACATCTGATCCGCCGTCTGGTTCGGCTTCACCGCCGCCGGAATGAACACCGACTCCTCCGGTATGTCATTCCGCTTGTAGTTCCCACTGGCCGCCATCACGATCCGGCAGAGCCGTGCGGTTTGCTGCCACGGGTCAGGCAGCGGCCACCGCTGATCGAACGCATACCACTCGCTCAACTCCTCGCTGTCTGTGTTCGCCAGCAACTGGCGAACCGTCATCCCGAGGGCCAGGGCTAGGCGGAAGTAGAACCGCCGCTCTGGCCGTCGGGCGAACCTTCCCCCAGGCTTTCGACAGCCTCGTTGGTAAAGGCATTGTGCTTCCACGACGACTCGAAGAGCCGGTTGATCACGACGCTCGACTTCTTGCCGAGTTCGCCCACGTCGCCGTCCTCGAAGAGCCGCTGCCCCTTGTCGTCGCAGAGGGTCAGGACGAGGAACCGGCAGCGGAACGCCTTCATCTTGTTCTCGGAGTACGCCTCCTCGAACGCATCCCGCTCGGTGCCGGAGAGGGTCTTGCAGAAGACCTCGCCGCCCCACTCGGGCACGGGGATCGCCTCCGAGAGTTTCGTGTCCTTCGCCGCCAGAATCGCTGCCTTCGACAGGGCCATCCGTTGCTCCTCTTAGGTGCTGCTATCAACCACAAAGTTCAACGTGCCGCGGAGAAACTCCCCCACGGCCATCTCGCTGGTAGCCGACTGCAACACAGCCTTCCTGCTCACCGAGATGTTCGGGTGCGAAATGACCAACTGGCCCGACAGGCCGCTGATCGCCAGAGGCGCGGGCGTGCCGGACAGGCGGATGTAGTCCACTCGCACAGTGGCCGGCGAGGTCACGTCCCCGGTGCCGACCATCCGCCGAATGCCGACCGGGTCGTCGATCCTCGTCATATCGACGACCTCGGCCTCCGGCTCCTCCACTGAGATGGAGGTGTAGTGGGCCGAGAAGCCGGGGAATGTGAAGGTCATCCCCTGCGACGATATCGCCATTTATGCCTCCAGACGAGGCGTCAGGCGAGCCGGAACGTCGCCGAGCCTCGGACGAAGTCGCCCACGCTGCCGCCGAGCGAGGCGTTCGAGCAGGTCGCGTTGCCGCTGAACGAGAACGGGCCGGCAATCGCCAGGGCGCCAGACACGCCGGCCGTGAGGATCGTGGACGAGATGTAGTCGATCTGCACCTCGCGGTCGGTGGCGAAGCCGCCGACGAAGATTCGCTTGGCGTTCGGGGCCACGCCCAGGTGGGTCGCGTCGAGGAGGTCTTGCGTGTCATTGACCTGAACGCTCGTGACGGTGACAGTCGAGCCGCCGAACGTGAACGTAAGTCCCTGTGCCGACGTTGCCATCTGGTTGCGCCTCCTTGCGCCGTTGTCGCGACCAGTCGGCTATGCAGCCGACTCAGTCCACCTGATCTGATACAGTTGCCGGGTTTCGTAAGCCGGCGGCAGTTGTGCTCCAACCGCCGCCGGGTCGAGGTAGTCGTCCGTTTCGGACACCAGCCTCATATCATGTATTGTACAACCCGCCGCGCTGCCGATGTAACCATTCAGGGCTATGCGAATCTCGTCGGCCAACTCCCTGGACTCCTCGTGGGACTCCGTCCACGAGGCGATCTGGAGGTTCACCTCCGGCATCAAAATCGGCCCGCCCAGGGTGTGCTGGCGGGCGATATTCGCCCGGCGGTAGACGATGAACGGGAAATCCGCCCCTTTCGGGACGGCCACCGGGTAGACCTGAAACCCGACCAGGCGGGCGACCCGCGGGCTGGACACCAGCAGGTGATACACGGCGTTCTCGGGTGTAAATAACATCAGGCGGCCCTGATTCTGTTGATCTCGTTGCGGATCGCGTCGGTCAGGATGCTCAACGTGTCGCTCTTGGACGCCAGGATGGCCCGCTCCATCGCGTTCTTTGGCGGCATGGCCCCGTAGGTTTCGTTGGGGCCGATGGCGAACGGGCCGAAGTCATGCGGGTAGCCGCTGCCTCGGCGGGCCTGCCTGGTCGGCTCGTCGCGGCTGCCCATGATGAAGTAGTAGCCGCGGCCCATCTTCTCGAACTGTTCATTGTCGAACCACTTCTTGCTCTTGTCGTTGATGCGAGTGAAGCGGCCGTTGATTTTTTGGTGGACGTTAATGTAGGTGCGGCGGTTCTGCGTGGAGGGGCGGCGGCGGCCGGTTCCGAACTCGACCAGCCAGGCGTGGTTGCCAGCCCCTTTGACCTCAACGTCCCATTCCTTGCCGCTCTCGCCGGCGCCGCCCACGACGTGCTGCGGCCCGCCGATCGCCACGCCGACGCCCTTGGCTCGCTGGTTCTTGATGCCGCGGATGCGGACGCTCTTCTTCAGGTTCCCGGTCACGTCGGGGATGAGCCGCTTGTAGTTCTCCATCACCTCCCGCATCGCGACCTTGCAGGCGGCGTTGAGCCGAGGCGTCGCGTCCTCGCCGACCTGGGTGGCAGCGCGAAAAAGAGCTTGGATCAGATCGTCCACGCCCTCCAGCCGAATGTTGATGAATCCCTCGGTCTGCTCCCGCCCAGTCTGGCCGGACGGCAGAATGCGGGGCGTCGTGCCTTGAATGGGGACGGCCATGCTTACGTCAACTCCCTCGCTAGCACCTCGAGCACCTCCCGGCCCATCCGGTCGGTGACGCTGGCGATCTCCATCGTCCGATTCCTCCAGACTAGCCTGTGCGTGTGGGCCACGTCGTCCCGATGACGGATGCGAATGCGGTGGGTCGCGACCACATTGGCCTGCTGGGCCTGGAGAATGTCGCGGCTGGACAGCCCCTCGACGCTGGCCCAGACGGTCGCGGTGTTGCTCCACTCAAGCGTCGTCTGGCCGGAGCGGCCCCGCACCTCCGAGGGCGACTGGATCGTCACCCGCTCGCGCATCTTGCCGATGTCAAGGGTCATGTGATCGTGCCTTCGCCGATGAGGATGATTTCGTAGGTCAGCCCAGCGCCGCCATTGATGTAAATCGTGTCCTCATTCTGCGGCACCACCGCGCCGCCAGCGGTGGGGTCGGAGAAAAACAGGCACCCGCCGGCGGCGATGTTCGTCTCGCCGTAGTTGTTGCCGTCCACGGCGTAGCCTGGGCCTGATGTCCACGCCTCTTGCAGCGCCTCGCCCAGCGCCAACTGGATGGGCGACTGAGACGTATTCCTGATGTACATCGCCTTCACGGCCGTAAACGACACACTGCCGCGGTCGTCTGTCAGTACGCGCAGCGGAATCTGGTCTTGGCCGCCGCCGGGGATCGTCCGCGAGTCGCTCCATGCGATCTGGGCCTGATTTGCCCCCGTGCCGTCGCCGAACGTCAGGGAATACGTCGCCGGCGTGGCCCGCAGAGTCTGCGAGATGTCGCCGCTCGAGGTTTCGTGGGCCAGGATGGAGAGCAGAATCTGAGCGTTCAGTGCCATCGGTCTAAGTTCCCATGACGTAGATTTCGTAGGTCTGCCCGGCGGTGCCGCCGATCCGCAGGATGCTCCCGCCGGCCGTCGTGCCGAAGCCGTCGCTGTTCGGGCAGGACAAGAGCAGCGTGCCCTCCTCGCGGATCGGGTAGCCCCGCAGCGTCAGGCCGCCCAGGTTGATCATCGGGGAGAAGTTCCAGGCCGTGGCGTCCTGGCGGAAGACGCTGAACTGGCTGCCCGTCCATCCGGCCGACAGGGCAATCTGGTGCTGGCTCGAGAGGTTGCGAACGTAGAGCAGCTTCACCACGTCGATGCCAATCGTCGCGAAATCGACCTCGTCGAAGCCGCTGGCCCCGAACGTCCGCTCGTCGCTCCAGACCTCGGTGCAGTCGCCAACGTCCACGGTGAACTGCACTGTGTGGTCTTCGATGGCGCTCGTCAGGCCGCTCTGGGTGAGCCGCCGGGCCGAGACGCCGGCCTGCACCTGGGCCGTGACGGTCATCTGTAGCCCCCCCAACCGCTGGCCGCCATCAGCGTCTCGAATGTGTTCGGCACCGGGATCACCTGCGAATAGGAGGCGAAGACAGGCTGACGCATCTCGTACCAGTGGGACACAAGGAGCAGCATGGCCTGCTTCAGGATGCTGGGCACGCTGGCCCCGCTAGCCCCGTAGCCGGCCTGCCACTGCACCACGACACTGTTCTCGTCGCCCCGAACCGCCGGCCAGACGCCGTTGTAGAGCGGGTACACCCGGCCGGGGACGATGTTGGCGTCCACCTGAAAGTGGTTGCTCGCCGAGAGGAGCGTCTGGATGCTCCCGGCCTCGTCGCGGTAGGTGATCGTCACGGCCGCCGCAGCCATCGGGGGCCTGGGCAGAATGATCTCCCAGAGGGGGAACACGTCATACCTGGCCTGCCAGGTCTGCGTGATCATGGAGATGTCCAGCACCTCCTCCATGTACTCCCGTGCGCAGGTGATCAGGCCGGAGAGGTAGGCGTCGTCGTCGGAGATGTCCACGCGGCACTGCGTCTTGGCCTCCGAGAGCGTGACCGGCTCGGCGGCGGGCGGCACCGACCGCGTGAGGCTGCGATACGGCGTGATCGACGAGTCTGGGTGCTGCGGCGAGCCGTAGACGATCGTGACGGTCATTTGCCCTTCCTCCTCTTGACGGGCGGGTCAACGACGGCCCGCTCAAGGTTCTCCGTCGGGGCCACGGCCCGCTCGACGGGCTTCTCGTCGGCCGGCACGACCA